AACAGATTTAACATACGAAGAACTAAAACAAAAACATACGTTAACATAAGGAGACTTAAATGTCATTAGATACGTTAAAAAGAACCAACTCACTTGATAAACTTCTTGGTGCAGTTCAACAAGAGAACGCACCACTAGAGAAAAAATCATACAAAGACGAAAGATTGTGGAAACCAGAACTTGATAAGTCTGGTAACGGTTACGCAGTGCTTCGTTTTCTTCCTGCAATTGAAGGTGAAGATTTGCCGTGGGCAAAAGTTTTTAATCACGCATTCCAAGGGCCAACTGGTCAGTGGTATATTGAAAACTCTCTAACTACAGTTGGCAAAGCTGATCCTGTATCAGAGTTAAACTCTTCATTTTGGAATACTGGTCTTGAATCAGACAAAGAGATTGCTCGTAAACAAAAAAGGAAACTACAGTATTTTTCAAATATCTATGTAGTGACTGACAGTAAAAATCCTCAGAATGAGGGTAAAGTCTTCCTATTTCGCTACGGTAAGAAAATCTTTGATAAACTGATGGCGGCGATGCAACCAGAGTTTGAAGATGAAACACCTGTCAATCCATTTGATTTTTGGCAAGGTGCTAACTTCAAATTAAAAATTCGTAAGGTTGATGGTTATTGGAACTATGATAAATCAGAGTTTGAAGCACCATCTGCTATGTTTGAAAATGATGGACAGATTGAAGAAGTTTGGAAGAAAGCATATGCTCTAAATGAGTTTAGTGCTCCAACTAATTTCAAGTCTTATGAAGAGTTGAAAGCTCGTCTTGATGTAGTTCTCTCTGGAACAACTACAATTGGTAATGTAATGGACGTTGCAAAAGACCCTGAGCCTCAAATGGCACCAAGGGTTGATACTAAACCTGCTGAAGCAGTTGCTCCTGTGACTGAAGAAGAAGATGACACAATGTCATACTTTCAGAAGTTAGCAAACGAATAGGTAAGGTAGTTGACTATCCTAGTTGCTGAATTAGATTCGGACTAAAAATACTACTATACAAGTAGAGAAGAGACAGAGGAAACTCTGTCTCTTTTTTTAAGGACTATTGAGTAAACCCATTATAAATGGGTCAGGCGTAATATCTCTATTGGTTGAAAGTATTGTACCACTATTATTAGTAGTAGTACCACCCATTATAACATTAATACCCGCTTGACCAGCACGGGCCCCAGCGGCACCAGGCGCCATTCCCATTGCTGGCTTCTGTGGCGGAGGAGCTGCAAACTCTCCTGTCTGATCTACAAAACTGAGCAATGACTCGCCAACACCACCCATTTTACCTAAAGCAAATCTTAAAGGTTGAGAGTCCCCAAAACCAAAAAGGCCTGGCATGGTGAAATTAACAATTGGTGCAATTATTCTACGAATAACGTCTAGAAACAATGCTCCAAAATCAGGAATTTCTGGTAATTTTAAGTCTGAGAATTTAAATGAAAACTTTTCTTCAATTAAATCTTTTATACCAGTAAAAGTTGGTAGTTTGATACCTGTTAAACCTTCAGCATCTGTTCTAAATTTAGTTAGTGCAGTACCTACATCATCAAAAGATGGAACTTTCATAGTTTTTATTTTTGTTGCTACATCAGAGAATTTTGTTTTAATATCATCAAAAGATGGTAGTTTTAATTCTGATAATTTAGTACCTAATTCTGTAAATTTAGTTTTTACTTCAGCAAAAGTAGGAAGTTCTATGTTTTTAATTGTTGTGCCAAATTCTGTAATTTTAGTTTTAACGTCTGCAAAAGTTATATTTTTAATTGACTCGCCTAAATTTGTAAACTTGGTCTTTAATTCAGTAAAGGAAGGAATTTTAACACCAGTAACATTTTCAAATGAGGTTTTCATTTCAGTTAATTTTGTTTTCACATCGGCAAAAGTTGGAAGCGTAATTCCAGTTATACCCTCAAACTTTGTTTTTATATTTGTACCTAATGTTGTGATTGAAGTTTTAATTTCATCAAGTGATGGTACTTCTATACCTGTTAATTCTGTAAATTTGTTTGATACCTTTGTTGCAGCATCAGATACAGAAGTTGTTATCTTAGCCTTAATATTAGATAAAGTTCCTACAGGATCATTTATAAAAGTTTTAATTCCAGTATATATACCTACCCATGCACTTTTATATGTTTCCCAAGCCTTAGTCGCTCCAGCTTGTATACCATCTATACCTTTTTGGAATGTCTCTTGTGATACAAGTCCAAAGGTCAATCCAGACGCAGCTCCTGCTAGACCAGCTTCAACAGATTTTCCAAGGTCACCTGACTTTTTATATTCTTTAATTCCCGCAGTCATTCCATCATATATTCCAACAGCTGCTGTGATTGCTAGACCCACGCCAGGAATAAATTTTGATCCTGCAAGTAAACCTTTACCAAGGCCTTTTAAGAATGCAGTTTTAGGTATTGCTTTTGCAAATTTACCTGCACCCTTTTGGCCAGGGGCTACTACCATTTTTCCAGCTTTATTTTTAGTTAAACGTCTACCTTGTTTGTCAATAGGCCCACCACCAATTTTAGATGATACTTTGTTCAAACCTCTACTAAACATCTTTACACCACCTATTAAACCTGTTACACCTAGTCTAAGAAGTTTTAAAGATTTTAAAGGATTTAGTAATGCAGTAATAATTGCTAAGTTTTTAAGAAATCCACCAGATTCTCCTGTAAATATTTCTGTGAAATTTGCAAAACTTGGGTCTTCAAGAAATGTTGTAATATCAGTTACAAATTCACCAAACATATTTTTAAATGATTCTAGTCCTTCAGCTAATTTTGGAATTATTTTGTCTTTTAAATTTTTCCATGTTTCGCTTTGGAGAAACGTCACTAAAGCACCAAGTGCTGCGACTGTCCCTAAAGTACCAAGTATACCTTTTGCGCCGCCAGGCACTAAATTACCTAGTTTGTCACCTAGACCACCTAAAGATTTACCAACAAAAGAATTTTCACCAAAAAACTTTTCAAATCTATTAGACTGCAATTCTGACTCTTCTTTGGCAATTTCTTCTCTAGCTGCTTTAGAAGTTGCACCTTGTTTTCTCAGAGCTAGTTCTGCTTTTTTGATACGAAGTTCTTCATCTCTATATTTTTGACTATCTTTAGCCTCAATACCAGTTTCTTTAAGCTGCTCTTCCATCTTCTCCAATTGTAATTTATCACGTTGCAGTTTGGCTGCTTCTTCTATACGGCGCTCAGCGTTACCACTTTTAAGTTCAGCTACTAACGCTTTTATACCAATAGTTTGTTCATCAGCCATATTACTTTACCTTTACTTGGTTTTCTTGACCTGTATTGAGTCATTTCTCTTTGCAGCAATGGCTTCCTTACCATAGAATGCGGCAACAATAGCAGCAACTGATACAAAATATACAGCAGCCATATCACCAAGAATACTTGCAGCTTTATCTAATCCAATAAACACAGCTATTACAACTGCAAATGGATATAGTAACATACCACTAAGAGCAAACCACGCCATGTTACGCTGTGCATCTTGCTTCTTATCTTCATTCTCCATATCAGACTTTAAGTCTTCAAGTTCAATCATACGTCTTTCCATGTCCAATTCCTCATCTGTGACGACTCCATCGCCATCCATATCATATTTTTCCCAAACAGAACCTTTTTCTAGTTTCTTTTGTGCAGCCATGATAATCTCCCTAGCCTTTATTTTTTTGGTTTTCTCTTTCTATTCTTTCATTTTCATCACGAATATGTTGTTCTAACAATCCTAAGTATATTTCCCTTTCAAATGGTATCATATTTTCTAACTCTGTTAAACTATATTTATGGTGTTGCATCAAAGCAAAGTTAGTTTTATAATAATTAAATAGATTATCATGTGAAAGGCTTACACTAAAAAACTGTCAAGACCCTCCAGAATTACTTCACCTGTTTTCTTTGTTTTTGGATTTGTAACCGCAATTGGATGTCGAAGTTTTGGCATTGTTTTAAAGAAATCCATCAAAGATTCAAATTGTCCTGTATTTAAACTATCAATAAACTCTTCAATGTCTTTTTCACTCATATCAATTTTATTGTAAATAGTATCACCATCATGTATTTCCCATATACAAGATTTTAAAAGTCCAAACACATTGTCAATTTCTTTTGTATCACCGCCTATCTTTTTCATATCATCTAGTACAGGATATTTCATTATTATTTTAATACTGTCAGTAATACTAATTTGATTTGAGTGATCATCAGTCATTTGCACTGAAACTTCATCTAATCTAATTTTAACATCAACATATGTTTTTTCATCATCTGGACATTTAACTTTTAGTTCTGCAGTTTCTCCTACAGATTTAGCTCGTAGTTGTAGAAAAACATATTCTACATCAAATAATGGAGAGTTTTTTGCATCAACCACACCATTTGTACAAGCATAAATTATACTTGAAATGGCGTCAGTAATTTCATTTTCTTTTTCACTTTCTTGTGCCATCATTAGTATTTTTTGTTCTTTAACTAAGAATGGTCTAAATTTTATTTTTCCACCAGTTGATGGGAGCTCCAATTCATATTGTGGAGTATTCAGTTTGGGTAGTGCCATAATTTTTCATCCTTTAAAATAATTTTCTCACAACACTTGGTATATTGTTAAATATATTTTTACTTATTGTGTTGATTGCGATTTCCGCCAATCTATCTTCAAGCGGTTTTGGTGCATTTGGTTCATCTGCAAGAGATAACCAATATCTATATGCCCATGTCACATTAACTCTTTGTAAATCACCTGCTCCTTGAGTTACTGCCATTTGGTCTACTGTCTTTGGAAAACATTCTAATAGTTTTACACCATATCGTCTGCGATCCTGTTCGTCTAATTGGTAAAGTCTTATCTCACCAACATAATCATAATAATATCCTATGGAAAAGTCTTGAGGGTTGTATGCAAGTCTTTGCCATGTATCAAAAAATTGTTTTTCTTTCATGTCTGAAGAAAGTCTAAAAGTAGAGGATATATCCCCAAAAGTGTATCCATCTACCATTTCTCTTTCGGGCCCATATAGATTTGAATCTGGTGTGGTGGTTAGGTTACGGCCAGGAAATGAGAAAGCCTCACACATAAGAGCAGTTTTTTGTACAACTCCACCACCAGTATTTGCTCCCATGATTGGAGCAAAAATATTACCACGACCTCCACCTCTATTTCCTGTGGGTGGAGTAATAATTATTTCCCAACGATTAGTTTTTGCAAAACCATCCTTTGAATTAAATTCAGCAAGCATTTCATCTAAAAATTGAAATGCAGTTGTTTCTAAGATTGACGCTAATTGGAATGCCATTATATCATCTTCCTACTGTCTTTATAAACCTCTGCTTGGGAGCCATTCTTCCATCTTGCAATGGGCAGAAGAGCAGCAACTGTAAACTCATCAGCATCAACTCTACGAAATCTTGTTTTAACTCTTCCTGCCAAATACCTTTTAAGTGTTGGTTTAATTTCTCTTATGTTTTTAAGTTTTGCATAATCTGCATCAATAACTGTGCTTTCATCAAATTTGGTATTGTTACTAAAATCTACTATGCGATCTAATAGCTTTAATCTTAAAGGTATAGGTAAGTAATGAAAGTTAATTCCTAAAAATCCATCTGGATACTGTTCTATTGGTAATACGAGTGGAAATGTATCATAGTATGGTAATGTTTTTCTTCCTTTGGGATCGTAGAAAAACATATTTATTCTGCCATAGTGTGGAGTACGAGATTGTTTTCCATCACGAATTAAGTCCATAGCCCCTGGCTTACCAAATTCTTTAATTTTCTCACGATACCACTGAGTAGATTTTGGTCTACCACCAGCAGATTTTACTACACTTTGTATGAATTTACTTTGAGCCATAATACTATTTATACTTTACGTTGAGGTGGTCTTCAGTTAAAATTTTAAATTCCATACCATGATCTAAACAAAATTCATTTGCAGATTTCCACTTTGCCTCATTGATTACCCATGTCTTGACTTCATTCAACCATCTTTTAGTTTTACGTTTCGGTGTTTTAGCTGGGGGCTGACATTGATATTTAGGTTTTACTTCAATGATAAACTTCTTAGTGACACCGCTGGCTTGTTTTACTTTCATGTAGAAGTCAGGGAAGTAACGATGTAGTCTACCATCCCAAGGCGACATATAAGGTATTATAATTTCTTCACTACCCCACTCTAATACAGAATTATTATTATCACAATATACCATAAGTTTACGTTCCCACAATGATCTATATATCACTTTGGAATAATCCCCTTTATATTTTTTAGGGTTAATTGGTGTGTATTTTCCGCTATATGCCATACTCTTGTCTTATAAATAGTTTAAACTGTTATACAGGATTATTTATATATGTCATTTTTCAACAATTTCGTACAAGGTTTAGCTACACAAGTTATCAACACAGGCCTGAGAAAAGTTGCAGGCAATTTGCCTGGCCTAAATAAAGCCACAGATTACGGTGGAGGTAACTTGTCTGATCAATTACCATTGGCACCAACAGGTAATGTTCAAAATTATACTTTCCCTTTAGATGTAATGTCTGACCCAGGCCTAGGTAACCAAGGTCATTATATGATGTTCTATATAAATCAACAAAATCATGCAAAACTGCATTTTGGTGGTAAGAACAATTCTGCTAGACCAGACCCGACTCAAAGTAAAACAAATGATAATCTTGATGTACCGTTCATCGTTGGTCGAGGTTTCAAAGGTGGTAAGAATGAATTTAATATTGCGCGACAAGCACATAGAGACAGGCAAAGTGTAGGAGTAAGGAGAGCTCCAACAACAAGATTAGCTACCGCGATTGCAATGTATATGCCCGCATCAGTTACAACTGGACATAGCGCACAATACACAGATACAGAAATTGGTTTTATGTCAAGGGGTGCAATCAACGCATATGAAAAGTTTTCTCAAGGTAAGATGAAGGCAGGTCTTACTGAGATTGGAAATATGGATCAAGATTTGGCCAAGGCTTTACAAAATCTAATGTTAAACACAGCTGGGGCATTGCCTGGCTTTGCAGGAGTTAAGGCTGCATCTGAAATGAGATCAGGTGTAGTATTATCTGACCGTATGGAATTAGCGTTTCAAGGAATTGACAAGAGAACATTTCAATATGAATTTAAGATGAACCCAAAAAGTGAAGATGAAGCAAAAGAGATAAGAAGTATCATTAATGCATTTAAAGTTAATATGTTACCAGAGTTTGAAGGAAGCGACAGCCACGGTAGAGCATTAATTGTTCCTAATACATTTGATATAGAATATCATTGGAATGGTGCTGAAAATCAATTTTTACATAAAATCTCAACTTGTGTTTTGGAGTCTATGAGTGTATCATACGGCGGAGATAAGTATAAAACTCACGCAGGAGTTAGTGGAGATGGTGCACCACCGATAGATACCACACTGTCGTTAACATTCAAAGAGCTAGAACTTATAACTAGAGAAAAAGCTGCAGAAGGATTTTAACCATGTATTTTAATTCGATGCCCAAAATATATTACGATTCTGCTGGTACAGGTCAACCAAAAATTGTCACAAACCTTATGCGAAGAGTTGGTCTTAGGACTAAAGTTAAAACAAATACTATGTTATTTGATACATATAAATTACGAGAAGGTGAGACACCAGAAATAATA